TCGATGGCTTCGTTGAAGTTATCAAAGACGCATCGCCCGTTGGCAACAAGTTCAAAGGCGGTGCCGGTGCTGGCTCTACCGATGCCTCTGACACGGCGATTTCTGCCCTGTCTTCCGCTGGCGACCCCACGGACTCCGCAGAGGTGATTGACGTTCTGGAGGCTTTCCTGCCCCTGATCCCGACCCGCATCCTGCAGCAGCCCGATTTCACGCTCTACATGAACAACAAGCAGATTTTTGCCCTTCGCCGGGCTCAGGCTGCTCTCGGGTTCAAAGACGAGTATTACGAGCGTGAAGGAGCCCTAACCTCGTTCCTGGGTTACCGCGTTGCCCAGGCCAACGGGCTTGCCGATACGCACATCGTCGCCGGACCGGCCGAAAACTTTGTCTTCGGTACTGACACGCTTTCCGAGCAGAATGAAGCCAACGTCATTGACATGGCGTTGACGGACGGCTCTCAGAACGTTCGGGTGGTCATGCGATTCACCGCCGGTTGCCAAATCGCCATTGTTGGCGATGCATACCGTTACCGCTACGTTGCTTAATGGCATGTGCACTCACAGGCGGGCGGTCGCTTGACTGCAAGGATTCCATAGGCGGGATTCTCCGCGTAGCGTTCATGCCGTGGGCTGCCACAACCCTGACCTTGTCCTCCAACGAGGTCACGGGCGTAAGCGGAACCCACACGGCCTACAAGTTCGAGCTTGTCCGCAACACCGGAAGCCTGAACGAGCCGATTGTCAGCAACGTCACCAACTCCACGGTGTTCTACGATCAGACGCTGACCATCATTCTTCCCAAGCAGGGTAAGAACGACACGGTCAACGTGAATTCTTTGGCGCAGGGTCGTTGGATTATCTTTGTCATGGACGCCAACGGAAACGTATTCCTGATGGGACACACGACCGGCGCGGAATTGACCAGCGGTGCCAAAGAAACCGGGGTGGCAACGGGCGACTTCAACGGCTACCGTCTTGAATTTAAGGCTCCGGAGCCTCTGCCGGCCTACCACGTCCAGTTCGATACGGACTTCGACACCACCATCGAAGGGCTGTCTGTTTCTCCGGGTACGATCACCGCCTCTTAATCGAGGTTCAACTTTGAGAAAGAGGGCGGCGGGCAACCGTGCGCCCTCTTTTTTTGACCATGCACACGATTCAAGACTCTCAGACCTCAATCGAGCTGCACTTCACCCTGGTGGATGTCAGGGAGGACTTAGTCGCGGCGGTCGATCACGTGGCGTATTCCATCGCTATCGAGAAGCCGGACGAGACGCTGTTGCTGGAATGCGTGACCGAGGAGGAGAATGACCGTTTTACGGTGCTGTCCTTCGTTCTGGACAAGGCTTTGCAAAACGGGGAGTATAAGTTTACCGTTTATTCAATGAACGAAGAGACGGCTCTTGTGGCTGACCGAAATGCAGCCCTTGAAGTTGGAACCTTGCGGGTCTTAAAGACGGCCGCTAACTTTACGGAACCAAGTATAAGCGGAAGCTATGTCGAACCCTGAGCCCGATAAAATGAACTTTGGCCAACTGGTCAAGGCGGCGGCATACGACATGCCGGACCGTGACGCGGTGGTTACTCGTCAGGGCTGGGTCGAGTACGGCAAAGACGACAAGTTCCCGAATTATCTCTACGAACTCTACCGCTCCTCAGCAACGCACAACGCTCTGTGCAACGGCATAGCCGACATGGCCTATGCTCGGGGGCTGGATGTGGTCTCCGACGATGCTCTCACCCGGGCAAGGGTTCTTGATGTTCTCGAAGACGACTGCGGCCGCAAGGCCATGCGTGACCTCAAGATTTACGGCCGGTGCTATCTGCATGTGCGAATGACCACGGACGGCGAAGACCTCTTTGATGTCGAGCATGTCCCCTTCCGCAAGGTCCGAGCCGGGAAGAAGGTCGAGGGCGACATAGTTAAATGGTGGGTATCGGAGGACTTCTCAGATTCTCGCAAAAAAGAAAACCGTCCGATTGAATACCAGGCTTGGAAGCCCGGGGTTCGGGACGGGATTCATGCTATCTCTTTGTTTAGCCAGGACGACGAGTACTATCCTGATCCGGATTACATCGGGGCGTTGTCTTATGTGGCCCTGGAAAAACTGATTTCCGACTTCCACCTAAACAACCTGGAAAACGGCTTGTTTCCTTCCTTTCACATCCATCACTCAAACGGGGTTCCGGATGCGGAGACGCGGGCAAAAATCCGAACGGAGTACGAGCAAAAATTAGGCGGGGCTGGCAACGCCGGGGCGTTTATCCTAACCTTCTCTGATGGGCAAGAAAGAAAGACCGAATTAACCCCGATTCAACTGGCTGACTCGGATAAGCAGTACACATTCCTTTCGGAAGAGTCCACGAAAAAAATCATGATCGGCCACCGGGTTACGTCTCCCCTGCTCTTCGGCATCCGGGACTCCTCGGGTCTGGGGTCGAACAAAGACGAGATGGACTCAGCGATGGCCTTGATGACCAAGAACGTCTTACAAGGCTATCGTGACGCTTTGACAAAGGGCTTCGAAGAAGTGATGGGCGTTCGGTTTATTATCAAAACCGAACAGGAGACCCGGATGTCAATTCACGTGGACGATAAACGCCCCGTGATCGCAGAGGACGAGCAGGATTCTGTTCTTGAGGGACTTCGAAAGATCGCTCAGTCCCGAGAAGAACTTGAAAAAGACTACCGGGTAATTGACGAAGAGTTCTTTGACGGTGAACCCTACGAGGACTCGCACTATACCAAGTGTTATGCTTTCGCGATCAACCCCCGGCCGGGCGAAGACTCGACTCTTGATAGGGGCTTTTACCTGGTAAGGTATGCCTATGTAGTCGGAAGCGGCCCCGAGGTCAAAGAAACGACCCGGACGTTCTGCAAGACCATGATGACCGAGTTTAAGGATTCGATTTTCCGAAAGGAGGACATCAACCAAATGTCTTTCTCTCGGGCGAACCCTGAGTTTGGGACGTATTCGATTTGGAAATACAAAGGCTCTTACAACTGCCGCCACCGCTGGAAGCGGATGGTGTACTTCTTAAAGCGAGTTCCGAAGGGCCAGACCCTTACGATCGGAGGAAAGGAGTACAAACCCGGACAATTTCTTCCTCCCGGAGATTTCGAGCACTACAAATTGCTACCCACGGATTCGGTCCCGGGTAAACCCATTTCTGATTCCGAGGCCACCAAAGTAAACGACCCCGTAAATTGACATGGCAATCAAACTCTTGGTATCCGCTGGAGAGGTTAAGCAGCTCTCACGAATCTCTGCCAGTCTGGACGATGCACTTATCCGGCCTGTCATTCAGGTGGCGCAGTTCACGCACATCCTTCCACTTCTCGGAGGTGGTCTATACGACAAACTCATAGCCGACCACCCGACCTGGACCGGGGCGTATGAGGCCCTGATGGACAACTACGTTCAGCCCTGCCTGATACAATGGGTCTTAGTTGAAGGATTGGAGGACTGGCATTATCGAATTGAAGGCGGGGCGGTTGGAACCCGCCAGTCCGATAACATGAATCCCGCAAGTGAACCGGAGATTTCGCGGCTTCAGGACTCAGCCCGCAGGAGAGCCGAGAAATACGCGGTTCAATGCATCGACTACCTTTGCCGCAACGCCAGTTCTTTCCCCGAATACGGGGCTTCTGGTGCCGTCTCAGGGCTGGTCTGCCCCGCGACCACTCAGGACTACTTAACGGGGGGTATGGAGATCGGAAGACGGAACAAGCAAAGCGAATTGAAACGCTGGCAATACGATAGAAGGCGATGAAAAATTACTACGCACCAACCCCGAAAAAGTGGCGGCAAATTGGAGACGGGCTCTTGATTTCCGCGCCTATACTTTCCGCATACGTTACCACAATGCCATTGGAATCACAGACAATGACTTGGGTAATTATTGCCATAAATGGCCTGACGACGTTAGGCAAAATTCTCACAAACCTATTCCATGAGTGAGCTTTCTGAAGTCATGCGCCGGCTAGACCGGATTGACAAAAAAATGGACCAGGTTGAAGCGAACCAAACAAAGCACCGCGAGGAGTTTTTGGTTCAAATTACACAAATGGAGGCATCTAGAAAGACAAATGCTGCCGCAATTTCTACGATTATTTCCATGATTGTTTCGCTTGCCGTGGCCTTTTGGTCGTGGTTATTGCACCATAAATAAAAGCAAAATGTGGAAAGACATTAAACACTTTGAGCCCTCAGAGTTCGATAGCCGCGACCTTCCCGGCTCCGGAGACGGAATGCAGATCGAATTCATTCGACGCCTGGACAACGCCAGAGAGGCCGCAGGCGTACCCTTTAACATCAACTCGGGTTATCGAACCCCCGAACATAACCGAAGGGTAGGCGGCAAGCCCAACTCTTCGCATCTTCGCGGATGGGCTGCAGACATTCTTACACCTGATTTACAGATCCGTTACAAAATTCTGAACGCTTTAATCGGCGAAGGCTTTAACCGTATCGGAATTTACAGTACCTTCGTCCACGTTGATTGTGACCCATCACTTCCGGCCGGCGTGGTCTGGCTGGGTTAAAAAACATTCATGAAACGCA